GCAAAGAGCCCGGTCAATCTCGAGGGCAAGCGCCTCGAGGACCTCGCCGCGCTACCGATCGAGGACGCTGCGGATCGAGCGCGCGTCGAGGCGCTCAAGGCGAACCCCGAGTTCGCCAAGTCCGGCCGCGTCACCTCGAACGACGGCCAGCACGGCATCACCCTCGTTAACGACGGCGGCGACCTCGTGCTGCGTGACGGTCGGCACCGCTTGCTGGCCGCCCAGGAACTCGAGCGCGACACCGTTTGGGGCCGCCTCGTGGACGGTGTGACGGGCAAGGAGATCTACCAAGGCGAGATCCCACTCAAGAAGCTCTCGGCCAAGTCCCCCTCGCTCGCCGATAGCCCCGGCCTCGCCGGCTTCGCCAAGCGCGTCGATCAGATCGTGGGCGGCGGGCTCAAGCGCTTAGACCAGGCCGCGAGCACCGTGGATCAGTTTCTGATCAGCCGCGATATCAAACAGCAGCTGCAGGGGGTGAGCAAGAAGATGGGGCTCGTCAAGTCACCCCAGGACCAGATCCTCCACGAGGAGATGCGGGGCGTCATCGACGAGTCCTGGCGAGCGATCCGCGACGGCCTCGCCGACGAAAGCCTGTTCGGCGGCGCCGCCCGGATCGAGCGTGACATCAATAGCGCCTGGTCGGACAAGATCCTCAAGGGCCTGAGCACGACGGAGAGTGACCTCGCGCGCAAGGTGGACGTCGATTTCAAAACGGGCCGCACGATCTACGAGGCCGACCCGGGCAAGGTCCGCTCATTTCTCAAGAGCGACCGCGTCGACCGCGCACTCACCTCGCGCAAGCTGGACGAGGTACTCGACGGCGCCGAGGACATGGTCCGCGCGCACGAGGTCCACGGTACGTGGGATCCCAAGAAGCTCGCCGAGCAGCGCCAGCGGATCTCGCGATTGCGCGAGACACGCAAGTTCGCCGACGAGATCCAGGTCGCACAAGCCGCCAAGGCGACCAAGGCGCCGGCCTCGGTCGCCGACAAGGTCAAGGCCTATGGCAAGGCCGAGGCCATCGACTACGCGGCAGAACACGTGGCGAGCCTGCTGCCCTATGGCGGCCAGATCTACCGCCTCGGCAAGCGCGTCCTCGGCATCGATCAGGCGGCGCGGTCCGCCACCAAGCAGACCGCCCGACGTCTCGCCGGCACCGCCGCGGCCACGGCAGAGACGGGCCTGGGGCGCGCCGCCTCGCTTGCCCCCGTGCCGGCCATGACGGCGCTAGCGCGGTTTACCGGCGAGTACTCGGGCCCCGAGGAATCGTTCGAGGCCAAGAAGAAACTGCTCGACGCCGAACAGGTGAGCCCCGAGGCGCTGTACGAGGCGATCGGCGCCTCGCTCGAGGACTTGCCCAAGGCGAACCCGGCGCTGTTCCAACAGCTGGCCGCGCGCACCGCCGAGAAGGTCCGGTACTTGCGCACGAACTTGCCCCCCGGGATTCAAACGACGCTGATGTATCCGAACGGCACCCCGCCGTCGCAGAGCGCGCTACGCGAATGGGCGGTCCAGTGGAACACGGTAATGGACCCGTACTCGGTGCTCGAGGATATCGAGGCCGGCACGGCCACGGGCCAGCAGATGAAGGTGCTCGCCGAGAGCGACCCAGACATTTACGAGCAGCTACGTAGCGACGTGGTGAGCGAGGTCGGGGCGAACTTTCGCAGCGTGCCGCTCAGCACCAAGCTGCAGCTCGACATCCTGTTCAACGCCGACGGCCTCGCGGGGCCGTTCTTCTCGAGCAAGGCCGGCGACATGATCGGCCAATCGCTCAAGGACGACCAGGCGCGGGGGCAACCCGCGGGCGCGGCGCAAGAGCCCGAGGGGTTCGACCAGGCCACGACGGGGGCCGGGCCTGGCGGGCTCACGGCGATCCAAAACTCAGTGACCAATCGCGGAGGCGGTGCCTGATGGCGAGTTTGATGCTGAGCGATAGCACGCTCAAGAACACGGATTGCGATTGCTGGTATCTACGGCGCAAGATCAAGGATCGAGCGCGAGACCTGGTCGATCTGAGCGAGCGAGCGATCGTCGAGAATTGCTACCGCGCGACGCGCGCCTACCGGTTCGCCTCCCTGTTCGAGGGGTTCAGCCTCACCAATATCTCCACGTGGGGCGCCGACGTCACCAACTCGGCGAACATCTTTCCCGGGCTGGACGCGCCCGTCATCAAGAACCGGTGCCGCTCGCTCTGCAAAACGTTCGTGGCCAAGAGTTTCGCCAACGATAGCCCGCTACCCCAGTTCACCACCAAGGGCGGAGACTTCGACCAGGTCAACGGCGCCGAGGACCTCGACCAGACGATTTGCGCCGAGTTCGCCGAGCCTCAAGGGCAATTCAACGACATGGCCGAGATGCACCGGCACGGCGCGCTGATTGCGACGGCGAGCACCGGGCAATACGCCATCTTCTGTATCGACTACGACAACGCCTCGCGGCCCGAGGCCGAGCTCGACGATACGCTCACGTTGGGGATCTATCGAGCGTATCGCTACGGCCCCATCCGGCATTGCGTGCGCACGATCTGGATGCTGCCCGAGGAGGCGGTCCGCAAGTTTGGGATCAAGTTCCGGGACAAGATCTATGAGAACGTCGAGCCCCGCTCGGGCGCGTTCATTGCGGGCAAGGGCGTCGGGCAGACCGACAATAGCGTCTCCACCTCGCACCTGGTGCTGCAGCGCCGCGAGGTGCGCATCATCATGGGCTGGGCCGTGCAAGTGGGTGCGGGCCCCGACGCCGAGCCAGGCCGCCAGATGTTCTGTCTCAAGGACCAGACGGTGCTGCGCGATCGGCCGTACACCAAGAGCCTGCCGCCCATGGTCAAGTGGGAATACGATATCGAGCTCGGCGGGGACTGGGGGACGCCGCTCACCCAGAGCGTTTACATGCTCTCGCGGTATCAGAACCGCATCTTGCATGACGTGGACACGGCCGAGCGCAAGACGAGCCAGGTCATCATCGCCGTCCAATCCGGCACCGCCGGGGCCTCGGCCCTCAAGGCCCAGCTCGGCCAAACGAGCGCGGTGCAACTCGTCGAGGTCAACGGCCCCGTCGAGAGCGCGTTCAAGGTGTTTGATTCCCCCAAGTTCAGCCGCGATTCGCTCGCCCTCGAACAGGTCTACGACCAGGCCCAGTTCGACGACACCAGGATCGGCCGCAACCATGCCACCGGCACCAAGCCCCAGGGCACGACCTCGGGCGTACAGGAGAGCCTTGCGGCGAGCTACTACACCGAGTCCTTCGCCGACGCCGAGCGCCGTAGCATCCAGGTCCGCGCCGTGGGCACGACCAAGATCTTTCTCTGGGTGCTACAGGCCCTCGCCGAAAAAGGGTTCGAGCGCTGGATCGGGGACAAGGACTTTCGCCGCCAGGTGCGCGCGGCCGACCTCGACCTCGACGATGATAAGTACATCCTCGAAATCAAGCCCGTCGGCGAGGGCAAGGACACACCCAAGAGCCGCCTAGAAAAAGCCGAACGCTGGCTCAAGGACCCGAGCGTGCCCTTCATCGGCGCCGACATGGTTCGCATGAGCCAAAACTACGACCTCGATCGCATGAAGGATCAGGTCTACGCGCTCGACGGCTGGGTCGAGGACCAGGTGAAGCGCTACCTCAAGAGCCCCGCGCCGATCATGGCCAAGCGCGATTTCTACCAGCCCCCCGAGCGCTGGATGCAGCTCGAGGGGATCCGCAGCGCCTTGCGGATCATGGCCAACGCCTTCTTGCGCGCGCGCCAGACCAAGGCCCCCGAGCAGCGCCTCGTGTGGTTCGAAAAGTTCTGCAACGATTGCGTAACCCTGATCGAGAGCGAGGAGAAACGGATCGCCACGCTCTCGCAACCCCCCGCGCCCCCAGGCGGCGGCGCGCCCCCGGCCTCACCGGCCCCACCGGGCCTACCCGATAGCTCACAACCACCAGTGCCCATGGCGGCATGAAAGGCGACACCCTTGGCAGACCCATCAACGTTCGCGGCGAGAGTATCCGCTGCGTCATCAATGCGCGCGGCGCCGGCCGTTTCATCCCCCGCCACGTCGAGCCCCGCGGGTGCGGCTGGCTCGGAATCGACCTCTACGGACGGCGCCGCTGGGGACTCTGGCGCGCCCGCTGGTACGGCAACGGAGACGAGTACCGGCGACACTGCCGCCAGCGGCGAGACGAGCGGCGGCGCTGGGGCGAGCGCGAGCGCCCCGAGCACCGACGGCGGCGAGAGCGAGGCGGCCAACGACACGAGCGGCGGCGCCTCGTACGGCTCGGACAAGGAGCGGATCGACGCTGCCGTCCTCGCCCTCGAGAAAGACGATCTGGCCGGTGCGGTGAAAGCACTGGGGCGCGATGTCAAGCTCAAGGGCGCCAACGTAAAGGCCTTCAAGGCCCTATCAGTGCGCGAGCAGAAACACGCGGCACGGGTCAAGCGCGACCTCGACATGGTCAATAAGGCCAAGAGCGAGCTGCAAGCGGATAGTACCCGCGCCTCGAACTTGCTACGGCACGCCGACCAGAAATACGGCTGGATCGCCAGGACGGAGGCGGCCTGGGAGGCGCAAGACTACGTTGGCTTCGCCAAGGGTATCGAGCGCCTCGCCAAGGGCGCGAGCCTGGCCACCATCACCCAACGCATTGCTTCCGCCGGCATGGGCAAGGCCGAGCCCGCCAGCCCCGAGGAACGGATCCTGGCCGAGGGGCGCGCCGCGCTCAAGGCCGAGCGCGAGGCCTTCGAAAAGCAGAAGGCCGACGAAAAAGCCGCGGCCGAGAGGGCCAAGGGCCAGCAATCGGTCTCGGAAAAGCGCACGGTGGCGCTCGGCAAGTTCGGCGCCACGCACAAGCTGCACCCGTTCCTGGCGAACCCCGACGACCCCAACTCGCCCGATCCAGACGCGCTCAAGGAGGCGTTCGAGTCCTACGAGGCCACGTGGAAAAACGGGCGCTTCGAAAAGACGCCGAAGCAAGTGCTCGACGAGTTGCACGCGCGCGAGGTCCGCAAGCTCAAGCGCCTGGGCATTACCCCCGCCGCGGCGGCGCAAGCGGCTCCGGTCGCCAAGGCGGGGACCACCAACGGCGGCACCAAGACGCCGCCCGCCAGGCGGCTCGCCGAGCCGCCACCCACGCGGGGTGGGCGGCAGCCCTCGCTCGACGAGACGCGCGAGAGCCGCGTTGCCCTCGCTAAACGCATGACCGAACAGCAAACGCGGGGGCTGCGCCCATGATCCGCGCCATGAACAACACGATCTTCTGCCGGCCGCGGCCCGATATCCACAAGCGGATCTGCGAGTTCGTCACCAACGGCGAGACGATCGACTCGGCCGTGTTCGGCCAGGTCAAGGTGGATTCCACGATCCAGTACGCCACCAGCGCGCCCGCCAACAGTTTCGCGTTCGCCGAGGTGTACAGCGTCGGCAAGGGCGCGGCCTGGATGCGGGATTGCTACCGGCTCGACCAGCAGCTCGCGCCCGGTGACATTATCGGCTTCGACCTCTGCCAGCATAGCGAGGTGCGGCACGAGGGCGAGATCCTGTTCATCCTCTCGGTCGACGCCGCGCTTTGCCATTTCGAGGTGGGCAAGGACTTGCCGACGCCGCTCGGCCAGTACGTGCTCACGTGCGAGGAGGAGAGCGCGGGCGAGCGGTTCA